CTATGATTTGGAATGCTGCTGAAATGGCAGGAGCAAAACAAATTACAGGAATAGAGATAGAAATAGGTGGGTATACTGTTCCTTACACATACAACAACCAAACAATTAAATTAGCGCATTTAGCACCAGCGACGACAACATTTGATGCAAATCCTGCAATTGATTGGTCAGATATGCCAGTTTCAGACGTGACTATTGTAAAAACATTTAACTGGACTATATCAACAAGTGGATGGTTAGTTATTAATTTTGATACGCCTTTTTGTTATAATGGGACAAGCAATTTAATATTAGGATGGGAAAATCGTGATGGAAGTTGGACAAGTGGATTTGGTTCTGCCGAGTCAACCTTAATAACAAATAAAGGGGCTTATGCAAATAGTGATCCTGCTTTTCCTACAGGCAATGGACTTAGATATAGTTATAGAATGAATATACGCTTTAAATATTAAATATGGCAGTAGATAGAAATGCTTTAGTGCAAGAACTAGAACAATACGGGAATGTTGTATTTTGCGATATTAATAATACAATATCTTATGTTGTTGTAATGTCTGATTGGACTTCAGACGCGGCAACATTTGAATCAATTGCGAATATTTACATTGTTCCTGATTTTCCTTATTTATACAATTTTACATTGCAAGACGGAACAATAAAAGCACAATACAATTCAATAGAATTTAACTCTTAATTATGAAAACACTTAAAGACAGATGGAGTTCTAAGACTCCAACATTTTGGAAGAAAATACAAAAGGTGGGTTTGGTAGCAGGAGCCGTCGGAGGAATTCTTATCGCTGCGCCTATTGCCTTGCCAGTTACTCTCGTAACATTAGGAGGATACTTAGTAACCGCAGGAGGAGTAGCAGCTGCTTTATCACAATTAACCGTAGAAGGTTCTAAAGATTTAGAAAAATAGTTTATCTTTACGGTTAAAATTTTTTAGACCATGAAAGTTTTAGAAAGTATAGCAAAAATAAGTGGATATAACAACGGAAGTCATTTAATTGATAGTACTTTTCATCCTAATAGCTTACCTATAGTTTTAGGAATCAGTTCTATAGCCGCCACTACCGCTTACTACTTTGAAGCTATCATGGGTATTAATGTTCCTGTAGGAATATTAATTATTATTTTGTTTGGTCTAGAACTTTTTACAGGCATAAGAGCATCGATTAAAGAAGGTAAAGGATTCTCTTCTGAAAAATTCCAAAAAGGTTGGTTAAAACTTTTTATCTACATGGTCTTTATAATCTGCTCAAATTTAGCAGCAAGATATATACCAAACAGACCTTTTTTTGGATTTCAATTTAATATCTACGATTGGTTACATTATTTGTTTTATAACTTTATAATTATTCAACTTTTTATTTCTAATCTAGAAAACTTTATGCGACTTGGTTGGGGAAATTTTTTACCTCTTATTTCTCAGCTTAGTAATATTTTAAAAATAAACCAAGACAAGAAAAAAGATGATGACGACAGCGCAAACAATAGCTAAATACGGTAAGCCTAATGAAACAGGTGCAGGTTATTTAACTACAATTATATGTCCTTATCCTTTGCGTATAGCATGGGATACTGACACTACAACAAGTAGAGTAAGATGTCATAAAGATATAGCAGATAATCTTCTTGCTGTATTTAATGATCTTCTTTCTCACTATGGGTCAGCAAGAATAAAAGAACTTGGCATTGATCTTTTTGGTGGTTGTTTTAATTATCGCAAAATGCGTGGAGGAGCTTCTTGGAGCAAACATGCTTGGGGAATAGCAGTAGATCTTGATCCTGCTAGAAATACATTAAAAGAAACAAAACGTACTGCACGTTTTGCTAGGCCAGAATACCAACCTATGATAGATATATTTTACAGACATGGATTTATTTCTTTAGGAGTAGAAAAAGACTATGACTGGATGCACTTTGAAATCAAGGAATAATGGCTAAAACAAACACATCATCAGTAGGAAGAAAAGCTTCAGTTAAAGTATCACGCCCAGGCGTACATGCGAAAACTAAAATTTCTAAATCTAAACACTCTAGAAACTATAAGAAAGCTTATAAAGGACAGGGTCGATAGTTATTAATAAAATCGTATATTTGTTATTATGCTGTCACTTCAAGATTACCAAGCACAAATAGATGAGTTCCTTGCGATTAACTCAATAGAATCTTCGTATTCTTATGAATTATACACGGACTTAATCAATGAGCAACGAGCTTTATGGATTCGTAATGAATACAATAAAAACCGTTCTATAGATCCTTATGTACTTCAGGATCTAAAATGTATGGAATTAGAATTAGTTGATCCTATAGATTGTTGTATTTCAGTTCCTACAGGTTGTAAAGTTCTTAGAACTAAAAAGCAAATTCCAAATACGATAGAATTTTTTTACACTAAAGGCATTACTTCTGTGGGGCCTGCTGATATCATGAAACCACGCTTTATACTTATAGATTACTCTAGAGTACCTTACATAGGAGAAGGCAGGACTACACAGAATAGTATTTACGCATTTCTTTACGGAGGTTACATGTATGTAACTAGTAAGAATCCTGCGCATTTAATGCTTAAGTATATTACATTGAGAGGCATCTTCGAAGACCCTACTGCTCTTGGAGATTATATCAACTGTGAAACAAATCAAACTTGTTGGAAACCAACAGACCCTTATCCATTAAATCAATGGATGTGGGCATATATGAAGCCTTATATTATTCAGCAATTGGCTCAGAAAGGAATGTATCCTCTTGATGATGCTAACAATGCTGAAGATCAAAGAGCAGATACTAACGCTACTATAACAGGTAACAGTGCAAAAGACTAATACATATCTTAAAAGAGGCGAAGGAAAGCTGAAAGGAAACATTAAGAAAAATGATTTCTATGATTTCTATGTCAAAAACTCTAAAGAAGTTTTAGTTAACAGACCTGTTTATAATAATTTTATTAAAGAATTACTTACTGCTTTTAGTACAAGTGTAGTAGAAGAAGGTTTAGAATTAAAAGTAAATAGAGTAGGAAAACTAAGAGTAAGAAGTAATCCTCTTAAATTTTTTAAGAAAGACGGAACTCGTTTTAAAAGTTTAAAAGTAAACTGGCATGAGACTTGGGCCTACTGGCACGGTAAACATCCTGGTTTATCTAGACAAGAGATTACAGAAATACCAAATAAAAAAGTAATTTATCACGAGAACGATCATAGCAATCAAGAATTTTATGATCACCATTGGGATAAAGCTACAATTAATTTAAAGTTTAAAAGTTTTTATAAGTTTAAAGCTTCTAGACAATTTTCTCGTTTAATTGCTAAGGTTGTAAAAGACCCTAACAGAAAAGTATTTTATTATGGATAGTGAAATGATGGAAGACAAAGGTTCTTCTAAAGATGTAGAATCAGTAGTGAAGATAACTCGTAAAGAGTTTGAAGATGGTAGCTCAGAAGAAATTAAAGTAGAGCAAGTAGAAGGCGGTTTTATTAAAACTGTTTGTAAACGCTACAAAGATAAAGAAGGTTGCTGGCAATATGATGAAGAAAAATCTGTAACAACGGAAGATCCGATGCGAGATGAATCTTCTTCAGGAATTGCTGAAAGACTAGAATCAGTACTTAAAGGCTTAATGTAATGCACGCAGGAAAGACCGTTTCATACAAAGCAATCCTTGATAAAACTATCAGGGATTTTGGCTTTAATTACGATATCAAAGAAGAAGAAGGTATCGAATGGCTAGCAGAGTTTATGGCTCATACTAATGTAGGTGTGACTATGGAGGAAAGAATTGCCTATATTGAAATATGTGACGGTCGTGGAGATTTACCATTTGACCTTTACAAAATAGGCCAGGTAGCCCATATTGTTGGTATAGAAACTCTAGAAGAAGCAGAATGCGGACACGGAACTTTATACCCAATGAGATGGAAGACTGATTACTTTCATAAGCGCTATCATCTAGACAACAGAGATTATACTACAGAATCCAGAGAAACTTATACAGTTGGCCAAGGTTACATTTTTCCTTCTATGGCTAAAGGATTTGTAGCAATGAGCTATTCAGCCATACCAACTGACGATTGTGGTTATCCTACTATTCCTGCAGAGCAGCAATGGATGGAAGCAGGAGCACATTATATTGCTCATCGTATAGCTAGAAAACTTTGGCTTCGTAATGAGTTATCAGGAGATAAGTTTCAAATTATAGAAAGAGATAAAGAATGGTACTTTGCTCAAGCAGTAAATCATGCTAAGCAATGGAATGGCGTAGACGAAGCTGAGACAGTTAAGAATTCAGTACTACGTACTATCCCAGATGTACAAGCACATGCTTCATTCTTTGCTAATATGCAATTACCAGAACAACGTAAGTTTAGACCTAAAGCAGGTATCGCTCTTGTATCTACAATCAACGTACTTACAGGTGCAGCACAAGGACCGAATCCAGCGACTTCTTAATACAATCTAATGGAAAGACATATCAATACATATCAAGGAATGAATAAAGATACTGCCTATGACAGTATTGACCCAACTCTTTACATAGATGCTTTAGATATTCGAATAACCACTACTACAGGTGAATCGATGGGAGCATGGACTAATATCAAAGGAAACGTCGAAGCATTTACTATTCCTAGTTCAGGAACTTTTAACGGTTCTGGTTGGACTGCTAGCAATCCAGAAATTATCGGATACACTACAATTAGAAATAGAATAATTCTTTTTGTAGCAGATGATTCAGATGCTAAAGGATGGATTTACGACGTACAATACAACACCGCTACTAGAGAAATACTTCCTGGATTTCCTGAATTAAAATATTACAATCCTCTTTTAAATTTTGAAAAGAAATGGCCTATAGAAGCTTTAGGACGATATGAAACAGATTGTATTCAAAGAGTTTATTGGACTGATTATAATAATTTTTTTAGAACAGTAAATTTAGAAGATCCTGATTTAGAAACATTAGATGTTGGAAACATTGATATCTTTCCTAATATAACTTATACACAACCTTTATTAAAAATTGTAACAGGTGGAGGTGCTTTATTATCTGGAGAATACCAAGTTAGTTATAGACTAATTACTACTGACGGTAAACAAACATTAATTGCTCCGCCAAGTATATTATTTCATATTGTAGAAGACTCAGAATCTTTACCTCAATCTGCACAATATAATGGAAATCCTACTCAAGTAAATACAGGAAAAAGTATTCAGATTCAAGTAGATACTAGTGGGTATACGAATTTTGACAAAATAGAATTTATAGTTGCTTATTATGCTAACAGCACAGCAACACCTGAAGTTACTGCTGTAGAACAAATATCTATAGGCACTAATGCTACAGTAACTTTTAACTATACAGGCACAGAAGGATCAATTGTTCCTATTG